TCAACGTCACCACCGACCTTGCAACCCTCATCCTCTATCTGGAGGAATCGAACGTTGCGATGTCGAACGTGGGCTGGCTGTTCCACCCGCGGATCAAACAGTATCTCATGTCTGTCCGCGACACCAACGGAAACTTTGCGTTCCGTGATGAGATGTTGGCTGGCAGATTGTGGGGTTACCCCTTCAAAACCACGACTCAGATTCCGAACAACCTTGGCGTGGGTGCGGATGAATCCGAGGTTTACCTCGTTGATTTCGCAGACGTGATCATCGGTGAGGGTGAACGGATCATCATCGACGCCAGCGGCGAGGCTTCGTACTCGGACGGCACGAATACCATTTCGGCCTTCCAGAACGACCAGACCATCATCCGCGCCATCGCGGAGCATGACATGGTGGTTCGCCACGGTGCGAGCGTTGCGGTTCTTACCGGAGTCAAGTGGACCCCGTAACCCGAGGGATGACCTTTGGATTGCACGGATAACCAAGGAGGATTGAAGAAATGAGCATTGCTCAATCTCGCGGAATCGGAGGCTTCCTCGACGGTGCACGGGCACTTGCGAACCATTCGTTCGCTTCCAATTCCACCAGTAACAACGCTGTTGAAGTCGATGGGCCTTCCATTGACCGGAAACAGAATGGCAAGATGCCCCTCTCGGCTTGCTTGCTGATCCCGTGGGCCGCGACTGTGCCGAGCACGAAGACTGCAAAGTTTGAGTGCACCCTGCAGACTGCGGCATCCAGTACCGGACCGTGGGCCGACGTCAAAGATGAGAACGGGGATTCGGTTACGTTGCCGTCTGCCAAGCAGGTAGTGGCCACCGGAACCACCAGTACCACTTCCTTCACCGGATGCGTGGTATGGCCCATCGATCTGTCGGCTTGCAAGCGGTACATTCGCATTCAGGTCACTCCGACCCTGAGCAGTTCGACCTCCACAGGCACTTCGATTGCCTACAGTGGTGCGTTGGTTCTCGGCGGTCATGAAGAAGAACCGGCTGAATAAGCTGGTATAATCGGGCAAAGGGGATTGACATGACCGAGTTCAACGACCTGAAAAAGCGGAATAAGCTGATTATACTCGGCTTCGCTACGTCCTCCAGAGGTGATGCGCCTCTGGAGGACGATTCTTTTGACGTCTGGCCGTGCAATGAACTACCTTTTACAGACCAGACGCTTTACAGGTGGGACGCCCTGTTTGAAATGCATAAGATGCATGATTTCATGGAGCGTTTCCCCCAAAAGTATGAATGGTTGAAAGATCAGGAATGTCCGATTATGGTTCTGACTGTCGACCATCTTACTTCCGCACTTCGAAATCCCGTGGTGTTCCCCATCGGGGAAGCTTGTGAGTTTTTTGGGTTTCCGGCTCCTCCCAAAGACATCTTTTATGGGAAGTGGAAGAACCAGATTTTCTCATGTTCCATTTCCTATATGATGGCAGCAGGGATCATGCTGGGGTATGACGAGATTCATCTTTACGGGGTGGACCTCACTACCGGCTCCGAGTATGAGTACCAGAGGCCCAGCGTGGAGTGGTTCCGTGGATTTGCCCAAGGACGGGGCATCAAGGTTTACGTTCCGCCGGAATCCGCCCTCGGCAAGGCCCCATGGGTTTACGGCTATCAGGACGTTCCCACCAGTGAAGGGGCAGTTACTGAGGGCCGGTTGCTGAAGGACATTCGGCGTTACCAAGCAGAAATGCAAAAAATGGCCTTCCAACGTGAACGGATGGCCGGATCAATCTTCGTCATCGATAAGCTCAAGGAGGAGCTTGAGGATGGAAATTCCATCGAAATGGACGGGTTGATGCGGATGAGGGATGCGGCGGAAGAATCCCTCCATGAATTTGATGTAAGTTACCACACTCACAATGGCGCCATGCAGGTGGCAACCACCTACTTGGACAACGTGAGGGGTTTTAAACGGGATCTGAAGCTGCCCAATCAGGAAGGATAGGAGATTTGAAATGAGTAGTGGTGAAAAGACAATCGTAAGGTTTCTCAAGAAGTTTCCGCCGTACAACGAAGGTGAAGTGGCGGGCTTTAAGAGGAGCGTGGCCGAGAAGTTCGTGATCAAGGGCATTGCCGAGATCATCCCCAATCCTAAAAAGGAGGCCGAAAGTGTGCCAGAAACCAGCACAGAGTCGGAATCCGAAGACGTCGGAGGGGAACAGCCCGTCTCCCAGCCCAAAACCAAAGTGGGGAAGTTTGGACGGAAAATATAAGAACGTCCGATCCCCTTTCGATCGTCAGATAACGGAATCCGAGTATGAGAGGAGATGACCGATGGGGGTTCAGATAGTCACAGCAGCGACCGACAAGGCTTTCACTACCCTTACGCGGGTGAAAGTTAATTTGGGCCTCGGCACCAGCACCGGAGACGACAATTTCCTGACTGACCTGATAGCGGAAGTGAGTCAGATCATCGTCGACGAAACGGGCAGGGAATTTGCTGAGGAAAAGGTCAAAGAAACCCTTAAAGGGTCCGACCGTACCACGTTGCTGCTGACTCGGACCCCCATCGTTTCCATTTCCTCCATTGTGGAAAACTACGTTACTACCATTACCGACTATGCCATCGATGACGCCGAAGCGGGCATCCTGTACCGCAGAAGCGGTTGGACGGCCAACGTGGGGTCCGGATGGGGCATTGCACAGAATTATGAGGCTTCCTATCAGAGGCCGATGTACGAAATCACATACACGGGTGGTTACGTAATGGCCAATTCTTCGGCCACATCAACTTCACAGTTCGTCCTTCCGGCATCCCTTCGAAACGTCGCCACCTCGGCCGTCTGCATGGCGTACAAGCATAAGTCCAGTGATCCTTCAGTCCTTTCCAAGAAGGTCGGGGACGTGTCAGTGTCCTACGGAAGCACCGCTGCTGACCGTATAACCATTGCTTCTTACATAAAGGCAAATTTGGGCAAATGGACGCGTATCGCTTAATAGAGGATGAGCTTAACGCTCTGGCGGACGTTTACCGCCCTACGAGGTCCGGTAGCGCGGGCCGATGGGAGGAAGTCATTCCTGATGAAGCTACGCAGTCCGGACTTAAGTGCCGCCGCCGTCCTGCATACGCAAATGAAAAGACGGTGGGACAGGCTGAAAATGCCCGGGTCACCCATGCGGTGTATGTTCTCAACCGCGCTTCGGATTATTCCCTACAACGCGGAGACGTCTTGGAAGTCACCTCCATTGATGGAACGTCGGTAGTTCCCGGCCGTCTCAGGCTCCTCATCGAACAACCCCCCTCCGAAGTGGGGTTTACGGTGTGGCTTGCCGAGGAGGTTCAAAAAGGTGCCTAATTATTCTCAACGAATAAGGTGGCGTAAGGCATGGGCGGCCAAGCAGGTACGGGATCAGGTTGAGAAAAATATGAAAAAGGCTGCACGGCACACGGCCGGTCTGGTTAAAAAGACCATTGGTCGTACTCAGCCCTTGGGGGTTACCCCGGGTGGATACGTCTATGGTCTAAACCCCTCCAGACCCGGGGAGCCTCCAAAGCGGGTAACCGATGCGATGAGAAATTCCATTGGGCATTATGTCAAGGTTGAAGGGTGGAAGGTCATGGGGTATGTCTTCGTTGATGTGCCCTATGGAAGGATTCATGAATTTGGGTTTTCGGGCGTGGTTACTGTCCCGGCTCATACCCGGTTGCAGTCAGTAGTTTTTGGTAAAAGGCTACCGGCCCCAATCAAGGTTTTTGTACCCACTCACAGGGTACACATCAACTTGCCGCCGAGGCCCTTCCTCCGGCCTACAATTAAGAAGGCCCAGCCTAAAATCACTCACATCCTCAGAACCGGACTGGTGAGGGGGTAATCAATGGCAACTGCAGACCCGCTTCTTACTGGAATTACGGAGTTAATCGTTTCCAATACCGGGATCACAAGCCAATTACCTACTTATGACTCCGCTCCAGCAGTTTTTAGCGGCCTAGTTCCCGAAAACGCCGAATATCCTTACATCGTCGTATCCGGCCAGATGGGAAGTGATCCTTGGGACACTAAAACGGAGTTAGGTTCCGACGAGACGTTGGACGTTTACACATATGGTGAAAACCTAACTCTCGTGGAAGACGTGGCGCGTAAGATCAGCACCCTACTCCATAAGACCACTTCTTTGTCGGTTACGGGATACTCCGTTACTTTAGTAATGGCCAGTGGTCCCATTGCGGTACCAACTTCAGAGAAAGTGTACGGTCGGATGGTTACCGTGCAAGTTAAAATGCAGAAGGTGTAGTTTTGAAGGGCAGATTGAGGGGATAGGAGAGGATTATCATGGCAACAAGAGGTGCAGACGTTCTGATCTACGTAAATACGAGTAAGACGACTACGCCGTCTTATACAGCCGTGGGCAGTCAGCGTGGAGTGGACATCAGCAGAACGGCTACAGTCATCGATGCCAGTCACAAAGGCAATGATGATCAAGAGGTACTTCAGGGTCGTCGGTCCAGCACCCTCAACCTTGACAATCTCTACGTTCCGAGTGATGCGGCGTACGCCAAGCTTGAATCCGCATACGAAAACCAGACTATGGTCCTAGTTTCCAAGTATGTTTCGGGTTCGGCAGTCAAATACGCCAACGCCATCGTGAACGACATGAGTGAAGCCCATCCGGACGACGACGTTTCTACCACAAGCGTTGGCCTTACCATTTCGGGTGGCTGGTACACCAGCACCAGCACCAGCACCAGCACTTAAGGGTGACTAACGGGCAAAAGGAGAAGGGGATATGAGCGATCTGGAAACTAAAACATTTTCCGTAGGTGATAACATTTACGCCCTCCGCTATTCCAGCTACGGGTGTTACGTCATCGAGGAAACTTTGGGCATTGCCTGTACCACCCTCATGAATAACATGCAGAGTGGTAAGGCTATGTTCCGGGAAATTGCGGCCATGCTGCTCGGTGGTCTGGAGGGGGCGAGGAAGGCCCATAAAAACCGCCCTCGCCCGTGGACCATCGAAGAAGTATGCGACATCATCGATGAAGTTGGCATTCACACGATTGCCAACATCTGCCTCGAGCATTTCATGAAGTCCTTCATTGCCACAAATCCCGAGGCGGCCAAAGCTGCCGAGGACCTCATCAAGGCTAATGAGAAGTTAGAGGAAGAGGGGAAGGAAAACCCTACCAAACTCAAGAAAAAAGCCCCTACGAAAGATGGATGATTTCGTGCCAGAACGCTCTGAAGTTTGGGATTCCGGAATTCGAATTTTGGGACATGACCCCGGCTCAAGTCTTCAGAGCATATGTGGCTTGGAGATCGAACGAAGACAGGGAGGCTAGTTTCCTGATGGATCTGGGCAAGATCGTAGCGTATAACGTTGCGGCCTTGAGCAGGCAGAAAAGATTGCCATCAATTTCTAAAATTCTGTCGAATAAGAAGGACAGGGAATTCCGGGATAAGAACGAGAGACAGGAAAAGTTAAACCAGATGGCACTTGAACATGCCGAAATGGTGAAACGAGCGTCTCCCGGAGGTAAGTGATGGCAGAAGCATTCGGAGCAGGGAATATTGGTAGGCTTAGCATCCCCATTCAGGTGGATATATCCGCCTTTTCCCGTAGTTTAACTCAGGCGCACGGGACATTCCAAGGTCACGCCAACGCGATGATAAGCAGCGCCGACATGATCGGCCGCTCCATTGGGTTATCCCTTGCTTCAGGCATGGCCGCCGCCACTACGGCAATCATCAAGTTCGGTTCCGGATTTGAAAAGGCCATGCAGTCCTCCGTTGCCATCATGGCCGACCTGTCTGACTCCATGCGTCGGGAAATGGAACAGTCGGCTATTGACGTTTCAAGAACTACCACCTTTTCTGCTGAAGAAGCTGCTAAGGCGTATTACTATCTGGCGTCTGCCGGGTTTGATGCCGCCCAATCTCTGGAAGCCATCGCCCCGGTCTCGCGGTTTGCCCAAGCGGGCATGTTCGGCATGGCGCAAGCCACGGAATACCTGGCTGACGCCCAAGCGGCCCTTGGGATGAGGTCCCAAGATGCCCACCAAAATATGATGAATATGGTGCGGTTGTCTGACGTCATGGTCAAGGCTAACACCCTCGCCAATGCCTCCGTCGAGGAATTCGCCGTTGCCCTCACCCATCGTGCCGGTGCGGCACTTCGCTTGGTAAATAAGGAAGTTGAAGAAGGCGTGGCCGTTCTGGCCGCTCTGGCCAGTCAGGGTACGAAGGGGGCTTTGGCTGGCGACCGACTGGCCATCGCACTCCGTGACCTTCAGCGTACCGCGATTAAAAATAAGGACATATTCCGTAAAGCCGGAGTTTCCGTCTTCGATGAAGCCGGGAACATGCGCAATGTGGCTGACATTATAGAGGATTTGACGAATCTTCTAGGCCCCATGTCGGATGAAACGAGGCGGGCCAGCCTGATGATTCTCGGTTTCCAAGACCGTAGCATCGTCGCCATTACCACTCTCATCGGTCTAGCCGACCAGATTCGTTATTATGAGGAACAGTTGCGTCAGGCTGGTGGAATGACGGATGAAGTTGCAAACAAGCAACTCAAAAACTTTCAAGACCAATTGAATCTCGTTACGGACACGATTCGGGCCTCGGCCATTTATGCGTATCAAGCCCTAACGGGGGTCTTAGAAGATTCGTTGATGCCAGCCTTGATGGGGGGAGCCGAATTCTTGGTTGATTTTACTCTCGGTTTAAAAAACACAAATCCGGAGTTGATCACCCTTATTGCGGTAATCGGTGCTACCATGGTTGCTGTGGGTGGGTTGAGTCTGGCGGTCCGTACCGTTACGTGG